TGGCGCTTGGAGAACGGCGTTGCGGCAAAGCCCGAGGACTACAAGGTCAATATGCCGGCCGGCCGGCAGCCGCCGAAAGAAGACGATCACTTCTTGAAGTCGTTCTTGAAGAGCGCGCACGAGGCCCACTTCACGCAAGGCCAGGTCGATCAGGCGATCTCGAGCTTCTACTCGGAGGTCGATCGGCAGGAGCAAGAGGTCACCGAGGCCGAAAAGCGCGCCGAGCAGGAGACCGAGGAGAAGTTGCGCCAGAAGTGGGGGGCTGATTTCCGGCCGAACAAGGCGATGGCCGAGGCGCTCCTTTCGCGCGCGCCCGCGGGCTTTCGCGACCGCTTCATGAACGGCTATCTCGCCGATCACACCCCGATCCGGGCGTCGGCCGAGGCCTGGGAGTGGCTGGTGCAGATGGAGCGCGAAATCAATCCGGCGGCGACCGTGGTGCCGGGTGCAAGCGGGGACCTGGGCAAGACCATCGACGCCGAGCTCGCCGACCTGAAGAAGCTGATGGGCGACCAGAACAGCGCCTATTGGCGCGGTCCGGATGCCGAGAAAAAACAGCAGCGCTATCGTGACCTGATCACCGCCCAGGAGAAGATGAAGGCGAGGGCGGCGTAAGTAGGGGCTTGCAATGCAACAACCGCGGGTGTATAACTCGCACATCTGAGGGGCACCCAGCGCGAACGCTGATCCCTCGGGCAGAACAGGGCACCGAAAGCTAAGGTCCCATCTGCTGGCCGCCGGCCCCGAAGGGACACCCCGGCCAACAGCACACGGTGGATACCCCGTAGCACGGTCGACGACTTCGACTGTAGCGAAAGGAGGCCATCGTGGCCCGGAACAAATCGCTGTTTAGCGCAATCAAGACGTGGTTGTCGATTGCGTTCGCCGTTCTGCTCTCGCGCTATGCGGAACGGCATCTCGTTTTCTACGTCGATACTCCCTACCAGACCCAGTATCGCGACGAGTTCATCGCTGCTTTCGAGGCGCGCGCAACGCTGCTTCGCGAGACGGTGACGACCGAGGCGGTCCTCAAGGGCAACCAGGCCATCTTCCTGGTCGCCGGATCCGGCGGGGCCTCCGCAGTCACCCGCGGCGCGAACGGCCTGATCCCGGCCCGCAACGACGACAACACCCAGAACACCGTCACGCTGCGCGAGTGGCACGACCTGGTGCGCAAGACTGGCTTCAACATCTTCGCTTCCCAGGGCAACCAGCGCCAGATCATGCAGATGACGTCGATGGCGGTGATGAACCGCAAGATCGACGACCAGATCATCACGGTCCTGAACACCGGCACCGTGACGGTCGGTGCGGCCGGCGCGACGCCCACGGTGAGCCTGTTCCAGAACGGCCGCGTGAAGCTCTCCAACGCGAGCGTGCCCTGGGACTCGAACATCACCCTGACGTGCCAGCCGTCGTTCCTCGCCTTCCTCGAGCAGGCCCCGGAGTTCGCAAACGCCGAGTACGTGGAGGTGCGGCCCTACGCGGGCTCGGACCAGAACCCGAGCTGGCGCGACAGGCCGATGGCCTACCGCTGGAGGAACTGCTTGATCATCGAGCATCCGAGCCTCCCGGGCAAGGCGACGGCGTCCGAGAAGTCATTCCTGTACCACAAGACCGCTGCGGGCCATGCCGCGAACTCAGGCGGCATCTCGACGGCCGTGGGCTACAACGACGAGCAGGACTACACCTACGCGCGGACCTCGTGCTTCATGGAGGCTCTGCTCCTTCAAAACGCCGGCGTCGTGGTGATCGTCACCGACGGCACGGTCTACGGCTAAGGAGGCATCATGGCCTACAGGGGAAGCACCGAACTCTCGAGCGTCGCCAATCCGCCCCGCTGCCTTACCGCGGGGATGTGGGGCTCGCGCAGCACGAGCGTCATCACCTCCACCTCGATCCTGGGCCAGAACCTCTGGCTCTACAACACCACCGACGGCTCGACCGAGATGGTCTCGACCACCTACTTCACCGACGGTTTCTACCTCGGGATGAAGGAGGGCGACCTCATCATGGGCGCGATCGCGACCGGCTCCTCGGAGTCGGTGTATCTCGGAGTGATCGGGCAGGTGACGACCGCAGGCTGCGGTCTCGCATCCACGGGCGCCTACACCAGCTCAACGCGGTAAGCGCGCGACGCGATAGTAGAAACCAGGCGGGGCCCTTCGGGGTCCCGCTTGGGCTGGCACTTGGATTTGCAACGAGGAGGAACGACCGATGAGTACCGCAGACAAGCAGATCGTGCAGCTCGCGCCGAACGATCTCGCCAATTTCGAGTACATCAGCACCCGCTACGACGCGAAGATTCAGCAAGGCGTGACCCCCGAGGAGTTGCTCGCGCCGGCCTTCTGGGCGCACCACGCGATGAAGTTGAAGCCCATGGATGAGCTGCGCGCCCGCGCCGAGGACGGCACCTGGGTGGCCTATCTCATCGTCCTGGACGCCTCGCGCACCTGGGCGCGCGTGCAGTTGCTCTCCGTGCACCGGCTCACCACCGCCGACGTGGCGATGAGCCAGGCGAACGAGGGGCAGGTGAAAGCCATCAAGGAGGCCCACAAGATCGCCTGGCGCGGGCCGCACAAATGGTCGGTGGTCAGGATCACCGACGACAACGTGCTGCACGACGGCGAGCAGCAGAAGGACCTCGCCCACGCTTGGCTCGATCGCTGGGCGCGCGAACAGGCGAGCGCTCCGCCACCCGCGACCGTAGCGGCGTAGCGCCGCGCCCGGCCGTGGCCTGCATAGAGCCGCGGCTGAGAAAAGATTGAGGCCGGCATGAGCACAGATCGTTTGAAGTTGTACAACGGGGCTTTGTTGATCTGCGGGGACCTCGCGCTCGCCTCGCTCTCCGAGAACCGCGAGCCGCGGTTCCTGCTCGATCTGGTGTGGAACGACGGCGGCGTGCGCTATTGCCTGGAGCAGGCGCAGTGGCACTTCGCCATGCGCTCGAGCCGCCTGGACTTCAACCCGTCGATTACGCCAGACTGGGGCTTTCAGCGGGTCTTCGACAAGCCTACCGACTGGGTCGCCACGAGCGGGGTGTTCGAGGACGAGCGTATGTGCTCACCGCTCCTCCTGTACGCCGACGAGGTCGGATTCTGGTTCTGCGACCGCGACCAGATTTTCGTGCGCTACGTTTCGGATGACGCGAGTTTCGGCGGGGACCTGGCACGGTGGCCGGCGAGCTTCACCGACTACGTCAAGGCCTACTTCGCCCACCGCATCATCCGCAAGCTGCCGGGCGGCGCGGACAAGATCGACGACATCGACCATCCGAAGACGGGCGTGCTCGCGAGAAACCTCCTCATCGCCAAGAACAAGGCGGCGATGGCCCAGCCGGCGACTTTCCCCGCCCGCGGCACCTGGGCGCAGGCGCGCCACCGTGGCCGTGGTGGCTGGCAAGACGGCGGTAACCAGAATCAACTTATCGGCTAAGTGCGTTTATTTTGCTCAGACCGCGACGTAATGAACGAGGTGTAATAGGTGGCGGGCGCTCTCCCATGTCTGCAAGGAAATTGCGAAAGTCACGCCAGCGCGCACACACGGTGATGCCGCGTTTTTTGTAATGGGCGAACGCTGGGTTGGAGGGCTGAGTGCATCTGCTGATCATGTTCTTCCACGAAGAATAGGTCGGGGACGTGCCGCCCTCCCAGGTATGCTGATGCTGACGCTTCCTGCCCATTTCCGCCTTCCAGACCAACGGGAAAGGCGAGTTTAGCGTATGAGGACGCGCGTAGTAAAGTTGGCGTACAACCGGGGGCTCATTTCCCGGCTCGGACTTGCGCGCGCCGACATCAAGCGCCTCGCCTTTGCCGCCGAGGTGCATACGAACTGGATGCCGCGGGTCCTGGGCTCGATGATGCTGCGGCCGGGATGGCAGTTCATCGGCGAGAGCAAAGCGAACGCCCAGGCGGTCCATGTCCCGTTCGTTTTTTCGGTCACCGACAAGGCGCTCGTCGAATTCACCGCCGGCTTCATGCGCGTGTGGATCGGCGACGTTCTTCTCAGCCGCGTGTCGGTTTCATCGGCCGTCACCAATGGCAATTTCACCAGCGACCTGACCGGGTGGACCGACAACGACGAGACCGGGGCCACGTCGGCCTTTGCCGCCGGGGGCTTCATGTCGCTTCTGGGGAATTCGGTCGGCACCGTCGCCGCGATCCGGGATCAATCGGTTACGGTGGCCGCAGGCGATCAGAACAAGGAGCACGCCCTGCGCATCGTCGTCAACCGCGGCCCGGTCACGCTGCGCGTGGGATCGACGGTAGGAGGCGACGAATACATCACCGAAACCGAATTGCAGACCGGACAGCACTCCCTCGCATTCACCCC